AGGGATTGATACTGGAAACGTAAGATACAAAGCTAGAGAAAGATATTCCTTTGGAGTGTCTGATCCGCTAGGTATCTGGGGTTCACCAGGTTCAAGCTAAACAAATTAGGGGAGCTATGCTCCCCTTTTTTTCGTATCTAGGGATTTAATTAACTGTCTATCAACTGCCCTAGCAGACTTGCCAAGATGATAGACTTTTTCCTTTAGGAGGAAATATGGCGAACACAACTTTTAATGGACCAGTTAGGTCGGAGAATGGTTTTGAACAAATCAGCAAAAACTCCACGACTGGTGCAATCACAACTAATTTAGATGTAGATACAAGTGGTAATTTAGTTACCACAGGGTATGTGTCATCTTATGACAATATTGTTGATATTACGGCTGCTACTTATACAGTAGCTACTACTCAGTCTGGAGCAGTATTCACTCTAAATAAAGCCGATGGTATTGTAGTAACATTACCTACAGCAGCAGCAGGACTTAACTATACGTTTATAGTTGGCACAACTTTTACAAGTGCAGGACAAATTAATACTGCAAATACAGATGATTTATATTCTGGTTTTGCACATCTTTTTGATCCAGCAACTGCAACAGATATGAATACTTTTGTTCCTGATGCTAGTAATGACGATACTATTGATTTAGGAACGGCAGGACAAGGCTGGCTTGTAGGCGGAATTATTCGTTTAAAAGCAACTACAGCAGCAGTATGGCACTGTGAAGCCTTTCTTCATGGCGATGGCACATTAGCAACTCCATTCGAGTAAGGGGGTAAATAATGGCTAGGTCAGATGTAAAAGCGGTTTTTTTAACTGCAGACACTAATGCAGTAGATGCTGCATCAGTATCAGCAGCAGAAAGAGCCAATACTGATTTCACTATAGGTGGAACAGATGCTTCTGGTGGCGTGGCAACTTTTTCGTCAGGTAGAATTATTACCTGTACTACAGCAGGCACTGGTGATAATGGCAAGACTGTTACTATCACTGGTACTGATGTAAATGGCGATAGTCAATCTGAAGTAATTACTTTAACTGGCTCTGCAACAGCACACGCTGGTTCTAAGTATTTTAAAACAGTAACAGCAGCAGCAGCGTCAGCACAACCAGCAGCTAATGTCTCTATAGGCATGGCAGCAGGATGTGCAGATGTTATTTTCGCAGGTAGGTCAAGGCTTAAAGGAGTTTACATTGTAAATTCTGGAACGGCTGGAACTATTGATTTTTTAACTACATCACCTACTGGAACAAGTACAATGAAGCTAGGAACAGTCGCAAGTGCTACTGTAACTAGGGATGTTACTATTCCAGAAGAGGGTGTTGTGTTTAGTGATGGCGTGTATATTCAATATACTGTTAGCACTTTCACAACAATGACAGCGTATCACGCTTAGGAGGATACATGGCAAAAGGTAAAGATTATGTCATATCTGAAACTGGTGAATTTCCACCACAATATAAAGTTTTGCATAAAGACGAAGACGGGATATACAGACCTGTATTTGGTCCAGACCCTGACTTAGAAGACGCAGAACGTAAATGTGATGAAATGAACGGAGTCAGAGCTAGAGATGACAAAGGTCACTATGTAGCTGACGATCCATCTACGGCTGATGTAAATGAGGCTTATGTAGGCGGTAAAACACCTACCAAGAAAAAAGCATCAGCTAAAAAGAAGGCTCCAGCTAAGAGAGGCAGACCTAAAAAAACTGCCGCAAAGTAAACTACGGCTAAAAAGAAGTAGTTAATTTAACTTTATAATACCCTTGCAATATAGGGTATTATAATTTTTTTATTTAAAGGTGAAATTATGAGTAAAGGGTTAGGTAGAAATACCAGATATAGTAAAGAGGGAAGAGCCAAAAGCAAGTCTAAGAAGTATAGGACTGGTGGTGGACTCGAAATAGGCAAAGAAACAAAGTCTTATAAAGAATATGCCAAAAAAATGTATGGTGGTGGTCTTAGTCGCCAATTCAAGCGATTGAGAGAAAAAACTTGGGAAGAACCAGCAGGATTGACTGGACGTGCTAATCCGTCTTACGCTCAACTTCCATCATCATTAGGGTCTGGGTTTGCTCCTAGAAGGAGAGTTACTATTCCTGAAATTAAATTGTCTAATGTTCCTGGTGGAATGAAGAAGGGCGGTAGAACAAAAAAGAAGTCGTGAAGAAAAAAGGTTTGTACGCAAACATACACGCTAAAAGAAAACGTATCAAGGCTGGTTCTGGAGAAAAGATGCGTAAAGTAGGTAGCAAAGGCGCACCTACAGCTAGAGCATTTAAACAATCTAAAAAGACAGCTAAGAAGAGATAAATAAATGCGAAAAAGAAATCGTACAAAATCTATACCTAAAACAACTAAAGGTAAGGGTGCTAATTATCGACCTACTGAAAGTGGCGCTGGTATGACTAAAAAAGGAGTTGCAGCGTATCGCAAAGCAAATCCAGGTTCTAAGTTAAAAACAGCAGTTACAGGAAAGGTTAAAAAAGGTAGTAAGGCAGCTAAACGCAGAAAGTCTTATTGTGCAAGGTCAGCAGGTCAACTAAAAAGGAGTTCAGCTAAGACGAGGAATGATCCTAATTCTAGAATACGACAGGCTCGCAGAAGGTGGAAGTGTTAATATTATGAAGGATCAAACAACTAAAGCTCCGATTAAGAAAAAGGAAACTGTTCAAAGAACTAAATCTGGACTGAAAATAACTAGAGTAAAAAAGAGTAAATAATGGCTACAAGTAGTACAACAACATTTAATCTCGATTTATCGGATATTATGGAAGAGGCATATGATCTTTGCGGTCTTACTATGCGTTCTGGTTATGATTACAATACAGCAAAACGCGCATTAAACCTTATATTTTTAGAATGGCAAAACAAAGGCTTAAATCTTTGGAAGATAGAACAAGGAACACAAACTTTAACTGCAGGAACAAGTAGTTACGCAGCAGAAAGTTCTGCTTTAGAAATTGTAGATGCTTTTTTAAGAACTGATTCAGGTGATACAACTAAACAGTTCGACCAACAACTTACTAGAATTTCTAGGACACAATACAATCATCAGGCTAAAAAGTTGAGTCAGTCTAAACCTACTCAGTTTTATGTAGATAAAGGCACCAGTTCAATTAATATAGTTTTATGGTCAACGCCTGATAGCGCAGAAACTTACACTTTAGTTTATGACTATATAAAAAGAATTGAAGACGCAGGAACTGTAGCTTCTAATAATGCAGATGTGCCTGCAAGATACTTACCATGTTTAACTTATGCACTAGCGTACAACATTGCTTGCAAGTCTATGGAAGCGCAACCGAGAGTTCCAATGATAAAGGCTCGTTATGATGAGCTTTGGAATGAAGTTAGCGACAGCGATAGAGAAAGAGCGTCTGTAAGATTTGTGCCAGATAGTAGTATTTATAGTAATTACTAATGTATGCAAGAGGAACAAAAGCTTTAGGCATTTGTGATAGATGTGGTTTTAGTTATAAATTAAACGATTTAAAGTATGAAATAGAGAATGGTACAAGAAACGGCTTACGAGTGTGTGATAGTTGTTTCGATGTAGACCAGCCTCAGTTAAAAGTAGGACAACTTAATACATCAGACCCACAAGCATTATTTAATGCAAGAACAGATAGCGGAGAGTCAGAGTCAACTACTTATGGTTCTTTTGACCCGATAGGGGGTGGTGTTGATGTTTTTGGTTCTAGCACTATGAATACAAAAATGGAAGGTAAGGTTGGTAAAATAACAGTGAGCATAGGATGACTTATACACAATTAAAAAGTTTGGTACAGAATTATTTACAAAATACAGAAACCACTTTTGTTTCTGATTTACCTACTCTTATAAAACAAGCAGAAGAAAGAATATTAAAAACAATTAATCTGCCAGTTTTTAGGAAAAATGTTACTGGTACTTTAACTTCTGGCAATGAGTATCTTGCTACACCATCGGATTTTTTAGATAATTTTTCTTTGTCTTATGTAAATTCAGGATCACAAACATTTTTATTATATAAAGATGTGAACTTTATTAGAGAAGCGTATCCCAATGATGGTACGACAGGATTGCCAAAACATTATGCTTTGTTTGATGATACTACCTTTATAATTGGACCAACACCCAATAGCGGTTATACAGTCGAATTACATTACTTTTACAGACCCAATTCAATAACAGCAGGAGAAGATAGCGGAACAACTTGGCTATCAACGAATGCAACTAATGCTTTATTGTATGGAACTTTGCTTGAGTCTTATGTATATATGAAGGGAGACCCTGACTTAATGGCAACTTATGAAAAAAGATTTTATGAGGCTTTAGCAAGATTAAAAAATCTTGGAGAAGGAGACAATACAGTTGATACTTACAGAGATGATGTTGTAAGAGTTCAAAGGTCATAATGACAGAAGAATCAGAAAAAGCTCCAAAGATGTTAAGTGGCAAAAATATTGCCATAGTTGCTATGGGTCAAAGTCAAATAGATTTTCATTTATCACAAATACATAGTGTCGAATTTGATGAGATATGGGCAATAAACGCCATGATAGGAGTTTTACCTCGTATAGACAGGGCATTTATATTAGACCCTATGAGTCGTTTTTTGGATACAGAAGATGCTGGCTCAATGACAGAAATGATGAGAGCAAGATTGCCAGAAGCTGATTATCCTATTTATACTTGTGAAAAAGACGAAAGAGTACCTATGGCGCTTGAGTATCCTTTAGAAGATATTGTTAAAGATTTAGATTGTGCTTATTTTAATAATACAGTTGCATATTCAATAGCTTATGCTTTATGGGGGAAAGTCTCTTGTATATCTATTTTTGGTGTAGATTTTACTTATAAAACCAATATGCACTTTGCAGAAGCGGGAAGATCATGTGTTGAATTTTGGTTATCTAAATGTATAAATGCTGGAATTAAATTAGGAATAGCGCCTCGTTCTTCATTGTTAGACACAGATATTGGGATAGAAGAAAAGCTTTACGGATACCATAGATTGAACAATCCTAAAGTTGCGTATCAAAATGGCGCTGGTTTTAAAGTCTGTAATTTATCTGATGTTGAATTAGAGGAACAAAAAAAACCTGTTGGCATAATAAATAGAAAAGATTTAAACTTAGTAGAACCAAATAAGTATTAATGCAAACGGATAAATTTGAAATAAGTTTAGGTAACTTAGGGGTTACAACTAGACAAAATAGAGGTCATACGCCAGAGGAACTTGCAGCAATGGCAGTGGATAAAATTGTATCTACTAGCGAAAATGCAGACCCAATGGTAAAAGCACAAGCTGATGCTTTTAAAAGTAGGATTCAAGCAATAATTACATTTTATGTTAGAGAAGGCATAAATAACCACATCTGCACAATTTGTAATGAATTAGAGAAACAAGGTCATAAAGACTTAGCAAATATTATAAGGAGAATATAATGGCAATAACTCAAGCAATGTGTACATCTTTTAAGGTAGAACTATTAGAAGGGGTGCATAACTTTAAAAACTCTGGTGGAAGCACCTTTAACTTAGCTTTGTACACTAGCTCAGCTACTATGAGCGCTTCTACTACAGCTTATACTACTAGCCAAGAAGCATCAGGTACGAACTATACTGCGAAAGGCGCTAGTTTAACGCGCGTTGACCCTTCATCTTCTGGTACAACTGCGTTTACTGATTTTGCAGACTTAACCTTTGGCACAGCAACAATTACTGCTAGAGGTTGTATGATTTTTAATGATTCTGCTTCTGGAGACCCAGCAGTTGCTGTGTTTGACTTTGGAGGGGATAAAACCTCTACGGCAGGTGCATTTACTATACAATTTCCAACAGCAGATGCCTCAAATGCTATCATAAGAATAGCTTAATACTAGCAAATGGCTGCTGTAACTGGATGGGGTCGATCCACTTGGGGATCAAGCACATGGGGTAATCCTGTTCCTGTTGCTATAACAGGCGTAGCAGGAACTACAGCTTTAGGCTCCGAAACAGTTACAGGTGTAGCTAATGTCGCTGAAACAGGAGTTGTAGGAACAACCGCATTAGGTACAGAATCATTAGTTACTGTTAATGTTTTATCAGTAACTGGACAATCAAGTTCTGGTGCTGTTGGCACAATGGCTGTTCAAGCAGTAGCTATTGTTGGCGTAACAGCAGTTACTTCTACAGGAAATATAGGTGATGAAAGTATTATTAGTAATAATATATTGCCTATTACTGGACAGGCTGCAACAGGCGCTGTTGGTACAGAATCTGTAGCTGCAGCAGCAGGGGTAGATATAACAGGAGAGTCTATAGTTGGTACATTAGGACAAACAGGTGTTAATATTTGGGGACTAATAGATACTTCTCAATCTCCCAGCTATTCAACAATAAATACTTCACAAACTCCTAACTGGGAGGAAGTAGCTTAACTACAATGATAAAAGATACTATAATCATAATGGAGACAAAATATGGCAACATATGTAAATAATTTAAGACTTAAAGAAATTACCACAGGTGATGAGTCAGGAACTTGGGGTACAAGCACCAATACTAATTTAGAGTTAGTTGGAGAAGCATTAGGTTATGGCACGGAGGCTATAACCACTAATGCCGATACTCATGCGTCTACAGTGGCTGATGGTTCTGCTGATGAAGCAAGAGCTATCTATATCAAATATACAGGTAATCTCGATTCTGATTGCACTATAACTATAGGTCCAAACACTCTAAAAAGAGTACATATAATAGAAAATGCAACTGGAGACTCTGGTAGTTCTGGACCTTACAACATTATTATTAAGCAAGGCACAGGAGCAACAGTTACTATTGCTAATGGCAAAGTAGGAATAGTTTATTTAGATGGAGCAGGCAGTGGAGCAGCAGTTACTGATGCTTTAACAGATTTACAAATAACTGATTCATTGTTAATCAAAGGACCATCTATAACCATAGGAGATGCTACAGCAGAAGATACTAAATTAGTATTTGATGGCAATGCACAGGATTTTTACATCGGACTAGACGATAGTGCAGATGACTTAGTTATAGGTCTTGGTTCAGCAGTAGGAACTACTCCTGCCATTGAAATTGATGAAAACCAAGACATTAAGTTTGCTCAATCTATTGGTGTAGGACAAGCAGCCTCATCTACTACAGGTGATATTGTTGCACAAACTATGGCTTTAAAGGGTACAACTCCTACACTTACAATAGGAGATGCAGGAGCAGAAGATACTAAAATAGTATTTGATGGTAATGCTAAAGATTTTTATATTGGTCTTGATGACAGTGCTGATACCTTAGTTATTGGAGATGGTTCAACTCTTGGAACAAATACAATTCTTACTTTGACAGATGATTCTGTAACTATTGGTGATGGAGCAGCAGTTGATACTAAGATTGTTTATGATGGAAATGCTAAAGATTTTTATATTGGTTTAGATGACTCAGCAGATAAATTAGTTATAGGTGAAGGCTCTACAGTAGGCACTAACAATATAATAACTGTAACTGATGACACAGTTACTTTAGGAGATGCTGCTGCTGTTGATACAGCATTAATTTTTGATGGTAATGCACAAGATTTCCATATTGCACTCGATGACTCAGCAGATGATTTAGTTGTTGGTGTAGGCAGCACAGTAGGTTCTAATACTGCATTTGCTGTTGATGAAAACAGCAAGACTACTTTTTCTGGAGCCTCTCAATTTAATAGTACAGTTACAGTTGGTGTAGATGATACTGGTTATGACGTTAAATTATTTGGTGCTACAGCTAGTAAGTATATGTTGTGGGATGAATCTGCAGATAGTTTAATAGTTAAAGATATTGTAGATGCAGTTAACTACAAAGTTAATGGCGGACAAGGTAGTGATGGACAAGTTCTAACTTCCCT